TGCTCGCACTGCGCATCCCGCAGCTTCCTGATTCCGGCGGATGCCAGTCGATGCAGGCTTGGCGCCCCCGGCGGGAATCGAACGTCACAGGGAGAACGGGCGAAAAACTATAGAGTTGCCCCCAGAGTTGCCCCCAGCATAAGCGCACTGCGATTCTACTTTCGCGCGCCACCTTGAGCAGTTTCCCCCGCAAACTTCTGGACCCAGTGAAAATGACCGGGGACAGCGGGGACAGCGGGGACAAGCTGCTAAGTGCTTGTCAATAAACAACTTTCCTGTCCCCGGCTTCGCAAAAGTTGTCCCCGTGCACCAAATTGGGCGGGGACACTTTGCGTTGCACTGAGGCGCAAAAAAGCCCGCTCGCGGCGGGCTCGGGTGGTGGTGGCTGCGGCGTCAGGCGGGGCGCTGGCCAGGCCAGCTGCAGATGCGGGGTGCGAACAGCGGCCAGCGTGGCCACCGTGTTGCCGGACTCTTGCCAGTTGTTGTTCACGATGTCGGCGGCGTTCTTCTCGGGGATGCCATCCTCGATCAGCAGGCGCATGGCCTGGTTCATCAGCTGAAGGTCGGCGGCGCTGAATCCGCTGCTGTTGTCTAGGGTGAACATGCCCGGCATTGTGGCCGCATCTGCATCAGGCGGGCCGTGGCGCCACGATCAGCGGTGTGGTGGTGCCGTAGTGGCCTGACGCGGTGGCGGTGCCTGCAGGCTCGGCGTAGCGGGGAGCGGTGAACAGGCCAACATAGGCCAAACCCTGTATCACGGGTAAGCCCTTGGAACAGGGTTAAACCTATGCACGTTATCCCTGTGTCAGGGGTTTACCCGAGGCACAGGGTTTAGGATGAATCTGTGGTTTCGGATGATCGACGTCGATGGCGCGTTCGCGCATGCGCTTGGAACTCAGGCCCAGACTGGCGCAGATCGTCGACGGTGCAGCCGAGTGCCACCGCGTGGGCGGCCGCCTGGTTGAACCAGTGCTGGGTTCGTAGTTGAAGGCGTGCAACCGGCTGCTCGACCCGGTGGTGATCCCTCTCGCGGCCGGCGCTCCCGTATCGGCCGCCATGCAATCCCATGTGCGGGGTCATGTCCCCGGCGCGCGCCGACCCTATGGGTTTGCTCTCTCGGCTCGGCGCGATTGTCATTACGAAGCTGAATGCTTAAAGGTCACGACGCTGGACGGGTCCAGCAGGTTGCCGCCTGCGCGTGCCCAGGCCAGGAAGCCCACCTGGCCTTTCGCCGCGTAAGCCGCGTCCTCGAAGCGGAACAGTGTCACTTCAAGGGCATCGCGCACCAAGTACTTGCTGAAGTTCCCGAAGGCCACGCTGATCGCGTTCGCTGCCGGTGAAGGCATGTCGTTATTCAGGTAGACCGGGTAGCCCAGCAGCCGATCCCCCGCCACGGTCATACCTTTGTCATAGCTCGGCGTCCAGATCGGCCGCCCGGTCGAGTCTTTCAGCTTGCGGACTGCGCGGCGCACCGTCTGGTTGAGCATCCAGCCCGGGCCGGGGCCCTGTACCGGCAGCGTGGCGCGATTCTCCTGCAGGTAGGACACATCTAACGCATCGACCAAGTCGGCCAGGTTCTCCCACGTGATCGCCGCGGCGGTCGTATCGCCACTCACGCCGCTTTTTCCGATAGTTGCGGCCGTCGTCAGACCGAAGGGTTCGCCGCTTCCGGTACCGGTCGTAAATGCGATATTGCAGGAGCGTCCGATGCGGGCGCGGGCGCGATTGAAGACGATCCCGGCGATGTCGATCTGGCTGTCCTGCAGCAGCTCGATGGGAACCACCACGATCTTGGACGAAGCCTTGAAGACGTTCACCGGCGCGGAGCCAAAGGTCGGGTCGACCCCGCTTGCACTGATATTTTGCGCAATCCATTCGCCGGTCTCCGCCCGACCGTCGCACCTCGGCCATCCCATATTGACGCCGGTCTCGGTGCGAACATAGCCCGCCACGCGGCGGACTGAGCCATAGTCGCGCAGGCTGTCGACTAGGTCGCCGGCCACCATCGGCGCAAGTGTGAAGCCGCCTTCGGTCTGCGTCGTCGTGCTCATGGTATTTGCCACCAGGGCCGCATCGCGACCAGACCACTGATCGGCGGACGTGCGCATGAAGACGTCGAGCCCCGCATACAACGAACTCCTGTATTTCTTCGCCTCCGCAGGCGACATGCGCCTGGCGTCCTTGAAGTCGACCCGGGCGCCCTTGTCCGCCAGGCGCTCGGTGTTCGTGATCTGCGCCTGCAGCCTGTCAGCGGCATCCATCGCAACATCGAAGGCGTCGCGGTCTTTCTTTGACCAGGTGCGCGAGCCTTTCTCGGCAAGCAAGCCGTTTGCCTCGCGGTGATGCTCGTTCAGTTCGGCGCGGAGTTGTTCAATCGTGGCCATTGGGTGTCCTCTTGGGGGGTGGTTGCGTCAGGTGGCAGGTGTCAGATCGCGGCTCGTTTGCCTGCCGGCGGTGGGGGCCGCTGGGTCGTGCCGGCGTAGGTTTCGAGCACCTTGATTTGGACGGACAGCAGCGACTCAACGGGCAGCGTTTCCAGGGTGCCCATCAGTGGCCAGAAGACCCGGTCCAGGCTCGACGGCCAGTCGTAGCCCATGCGTGCCAGCCGGGCCAGCAAGACCCGCTCTTCGGCCTGCACGGCATCGAACTCGCGCAGCTTCGCAGCAGCGAGGGCCGCCAGCGCCCGGTGATCGCCGGCCAGCTCATCAGCCGCCGCGCGGCTCAACGAAGCCACCACGCGGTCGACTTCCCGGGATTGCAGGCGTGCGCCTTCGGTCAGGATCTCCCGTCGCTCGCGCAGCGCCAAGTGCTGGGCGTGCAGGCTGTCGAGTTGGGCACTGCGGCCTGGCTCGGCATGGTTGGCCAAGATGCGGTCGGTTGCGGCCAGCGAGTCGGTTGCGGCGCTGCGCCCGGCAAGGTCGCGCTCGATATCTTCGATGCGCTGCACGGTCTGGCACAGCGCGCTGCTGATCTCGTGCTGCTTCTGAATGGCCGCCACGTAGGCAGGCGTTTGTGAGAGCGGGGTCATATGGTTGTCCTTGGTGTGGGAGGTGGCCGGCGTGCAGACGATGTGCAGGCGTCTGCACGGGCTGGGTCAGGTGGCGCTGTGCTGATACAGCTTGACTGCGCCGAGGTCGAGCAGGTTGCCGCCTGCGCGCGCCCAGGCCAGGAAACCCACCTGCCCCTTGGTCATGTAGGCAGAGTCCTCGAAGCGGGACATGGTCACGTCCAAGGCGTCACGGATGGCGTAGGAGTGCAGATTCCCGAATGCGACGGTCTTCGCATTGGCTGCGGGCGCCGCCATGTCGTTGTTGATGTAGACCGGGTAGTCGAGCAGTTGCCCCGTTGTGCCGGGCAGCTTGCCGTCGCTGTAGCTCGGAGCCCAGATCGGCCGGCCGGATGTGTCCTTCACCTTGCGGATCACCTTGCGCATGCTCTGGCTGAACATCCATCCGGGCAGGCGGTCCGGCGTGGCGCCGCCCGCCGTTGGCATGCCGAAGTGCGCGTCATCCAGTGAGTCGACCAGGTCGACCAAGTCGTCATAGATGATCGTCAGCGTCTGGCCGGTGATGCCCGTCTTTCCGACGGCGGCCGCAGGCACCAGGCCGGTCGGCTGGCCGCTGCCGGTGCCGGTGGTAAAGAAAGGGTTTTGCACGCGGCCGATGCGGTCACGCGCACACTGCAGCACGTCGCCGACGATGTCGACCTGACTGTCCATCAGCAGCTCGATGGGCAGAGTGAATACCTTTGAGCTGAACTTGTAGGTGTTCATCGCCCGCGTGTTGAAGTTCGGGTCGAGCGCGGTCGCGCTGCTGTTCTGCTGCACCAGTTCGCCGACCTCTGCGGTGCCGTCCGAAGTTGGCATGCCCATATCGGCGCCGCTTTCAGTGGTGAACTCGGTCGCGACCCGGCGCATGAAACCGTAGCCCTTGAGCAGGCTCACGAGGTCTTGAGCCACGAGCGCGGGCACCGTGAAACCGCCCTGGCTGCCGGTGGTCGTGCTCATCACGTTCTTGACTTTGGCGCGCTCGCTGTCGGTCATCTGGCGCGGGTTCTTGCGCAGGAAGATCTCCAGGCCCTCGCGGTACTGCGAGCGCAGCGCATGATCACGACGGCTGGCGCTTGGCGTGGCCGCAAGTGTGGACTCCAGCCGCTCAACCTCTTCCATGTGTCCGTCGAACTTAGACTGGTCTGTGGCCGACCAGGTGCGTGCACCCTTCTCGGCCATCAGGTGTCGGGCGGCGCGTGAGTGCTCTTGGATGTTGGCTTCGATCTGGCGGGGCGTTGGCAAGGTGCTTCTCCATCAATGAGGGCTCGCTGGCGGGCCCTGGGTTGCTGATAGACGCAATTGTCTTGCTGCGAGTTTGTTGCAATCAAATGCAATATGGCGCGGTGTTAGTTGCACCTATGGCGCAAGTTTTGCAATGCAATTCAATTGCAGAGAGATCAACACAACAGTTCATGGCCAGCGCCCGCCCGGCTGCCTGCGCATGGCTGCGACAACCCTCAATGCGTCTTCGTGGCTCATGGCCAGATTCACGGATGCTGTGAAGGCTTGGCGGCTCACGCCCTCATCGGCAGCCAGTCGGCCCATGCAACAAGGCATTCGTTTGGGTTTCGTCAACATCGGGTGGCCTGCCTCCCTGACCAGGCGAAGGCGCCGTTGATGTGAGTCTTCGCCACGCTGTTCGCCGGCGGGCAGCACCAGCACATCGCAACCGTGCGCCACCCTCATCTCGATCATCACCTGGCCGGTGTGACTGTTGACGAGTCGCACCACCTGCGCAGCGACGAGCGGCGGTAAGGGTGCATCCGGCAACGGGGATGCCTGCAGCCGGTACGCGCCGGTCATTCGTACGCTCAGCCCAGCTCGTCGAAGATCGACGGTCGGATGTGGTAGCAAGGCACTTTACCCATGCCGGGCAAGCGTTGCTTGTCGACCAGCCGATCGGACTCGTGCATCAGGTGGCCGCGTGTCTTTAGTAACCGCGCCACCGCTCCGACATTGAACCCTTTGCAGACGTCGCGCCTGAATGCCTCGGGCAGGATTAGGAACTCAACCAGCGCGGTGCGCCGCTCGACCGAATCCGATGCGCTGAAGCGGTCGACGTAGGCCGTCGCCGCGTCGATCTTCAGCGGCTTGCCGGTCGTCTCATCGACCAGCCGCTTGAAGCCCGCCCGCAGCGGCGTGGCCGCCTTGTGGTCGTCCATCGCTCGGTGCGTCCAGGTCAACAGTGCATCGCCGTTCTTTTCGAGCCAGGCGCGCACCTGGCGCACCATGGCGGCGTCTTCGCCGTTGTCCAGGTGACCACGCGCGCCGAGCCATGCATCGAAGCACTTGCGTACACCCCAGGCAGCGTGCCCGGGCTGCCAGCCGGTGATGCCGGCCTCGCCGGCCAGCTCGCCGGCAGCGGCCACCAGGGCAAAGCGCGAACCTACCCGGCGCACTTGCTCCGACGCAGCCTCGGGCACGATTTCGCCGCGGTATCGGTCTATCAGCACCTGCAGGCGCGCGGGCAGCGTGGCGTGCTGCGCACATGCCCATTCCAGCCAGGCGCGGCCGGCGGTGCCGTAGTGCAGTGCCGCAGCGGCAGTGACTCCCTCGGCCAGCTCGGCGGCCGTCTCGAATTGGTGGCGCTCCTCGAAGCCGCCCAGGCCAGCGCCGGCATCGAGCGGTATGTCGACCATGCGCACTTCCATCCCGGCCTGCGTGCGCTTGCCGGCCTCGGCCATGTGGTCGGCCAAACTGATTTCGCCTGACGACAGGAAGATCAATTTCCAGGTGCGGCGCTTGCGATTCAAGCCGCCACGCGTGCTCCGGCCCTTCTCGCTTTCGTTGGCCAGAAGGTATGCGCACTCGCCCGCCACACGCGGGTCGACTTGGCCCAGCTCGTCCAGGATCAAGGTGCTGTCGCAATGCTGCACGGCGGTGCCCTCCAAGGCATTGTCAGTAGCCCGCCACGGCTGCATGAAGGTGGGCCGACCCCAAACGCTGGCGCACACCCGCTGCACGGTGGTCTTGCCGAACCCGGATGTGCCGCGCAGGTGAAAGCCGCCACTCTCGGCGCCGGCAGGGCGCACCATCGGCCCGGCAAAGGCGCAACACAGCGCGAACAGCAACCGCGAATTTCCCACGGCCAGGCCAGCGACCTGCGTTTGCCACCCAGCCAGCTCACCGTGCCGCCGGAAGGTGTCTTCCATGCCTGCATCGCTCTGAAACACGTATCGCCGGCCTTCGGTGGTGCCGATGCTCCCCGAAGGCAAGACGTAGATCCCGCCACCATGCCAGCCGACCCTGTCCGTGCAGGTCACACGGTCCTGCGGGTTGCGCGTGTCGATGTACTGCGCCACTAGGTTGCGTGCGGCCGTGCCCGGCGCCATGCGCAGGCCCATGTCGCGCAGGCGGCCAGCCCACTCGGCGCCCTCGCCGCTGAGCATGGCCGAAGGCATCGCCCACGTCTTCGGGTTTCGGTCGGGGTCGTTGAACTCCAGCAGGTAGCCCCAGCCGT